AAAACCACTGTCAATATTAGTAAAGCCAATAATCTCTAAAATAGAATGAAAATCAGACTTTAAATAATCGTACCATTCATAATCTAAATGATCAGAGTCTCTATACTGATCAATGGCAACTCGTTTAGATTTTTCTGATAATTCAGAAAATTTAAAAGTTTTAATTTCTACAATATTCATTGCCTTAAATCCTATATAAATCATTTTAAAATTGTGTGCATCATACCACTATTAATACAATGCACGTTGGTTAATGTTTAGAAAAAATATTCTGACACTGTTGTTCCTTTCGGTAGTCTGGTTACACAAAGATAATTCTTAACTACCACTTTAGCGTGTTTTAAATTATCTGCGTTTATTGTGACTGTGCTGCTCATATAAGGCGTTTTAAAAACATACTTTTTCATTTTATGCATCCCTGTATCAGTCTTCAACCGCTTCAAGAATACCGAATAACGTAACGCCATCAATTGTAATTTGAATCTTTTTGGATTTTACCCATACCAGCATACTAGAATCTGCTATATCGGCTTCATAGTCATGTACAATATGCCCTAGTCCAGATTCACCAATATACATTTCTGATAATTCTAAATTACCAAAATCATAATTAAAGCACTCATCAATAGCGGTTGCTATGTCCTTTGCGATTTCTTGCGTAGCTTCATAATATGCAACATTTAAGATAGCTTGACCCTCTGCCTCTATACATTCTAAACTTGATCGGCATGAACTAAAATCTGGCATCTCATAATTGGTATTTCGTGCTAGATCACCCCAGACAAGATCCCAAGCCTCTGCCGTTGTGCCGATCTCTGAAGGCTGACAATAGCCGCTATTTCGATATGATCGAGTAACTCTTGTCTTGTCTTGACGACAATCAAAGCTGATTTTTGGCAATTGCATAATCTCAGAAGCAACGGCTGATTTAATAAAAGAGAATGTGTTCATAATGTTCCACCTTGTTTAAATAAGTTAGTTGTTTAATCTTACGAGAAACTAAGATTGTAGAATTTTAATCTTAGTTCACTATACTTCATAAATAAATCGTATTGATTTACACAATCTATACGAATCATCATCTTTTTACAGTGTACAAATTTATCTATATTTCTCATAGCGTTCCACCTTGTTTAAATTTGTGCATTATGCACGGGATAAAATTTATATATTAATGTAATCTATTGTATAAATTACATTGTATATAAACTTAATTAAATGATTTTATAGTGGGTGTAGTGATGGTTATAATCGTGGAAAACGCAAACGATAAAACGTTTCAACAAATCAGAATATAACATTTTTATTTCAACACGTTTTAATCGGAATTGAATCGCTTCATTTGCACCTTCATGTTTTACAATTGATTTAATCATTTTACTTTCCTTCTAACTTTCGTTTTTTACTTTCGATGAAATAAAGATAACAAGAAAGGAAAATTTATGCAACTACTTCTACAACTATTTTTAAATTATTTTCTATATTTCTATTAAGTGAATGATTTTATTAATTAATTAATTCTTTTTTGCTTACTTATTTTAATGTCTTTTATCTGATTTTTAAGAAGCATACAAAATTAAAGTGATTTTTTATCATGTCTCAAATGTTCAATCAATTGGCTGGAAGCTACTGCTGGAAGCTTGCAACTGCTGGACGAAATCCAATGGCAAGCATTTATACAAGTAGATGAAACGGGCGCGCGAAATACTCCAACTAATTAGCCTTGTCAATAAAATTTTTGTAATTTTAAAAATAAATAAAACCAAAATAAATAAAACTGATATACAAATTAGAAATTCTGATTTTGATTATATGAGTATTTTAAATTTGCTTATAAGGTAAATTGATATACGAACGGCGATACGAACGGAGATACACCTGTAGAAATCCTTAGATTGACAGGTCCAAACCCCTCTAGCACTCTGATATATTTATATAAATCAATAACTTAGTCGGTCCGAACTTCGATGACCCCATACGACTTTTCCTAGAAGTGACAGGTCCAAAATCAACTAGCACTCTGATATATTTATATAAATCAATAACTTAGTCGGTCTGAATATCTTCACCTTTTTTACATAAAATTCCTATACTTAATGGTCTCGATGCTTAAAGCACCTCTAATATGTTTTGTAAAACATAAGACAAATAAAAGAGACAACCCATAAAGGTCATCTCTTGATTTAAAACAGTTTTATTCAACGTAAACAATTTTTCGTGGGTCTAAAAGTCTAGGGCGACCCTCCCAAGCTTTGTCTTGGTTTATTAAAGTTCTCAATCTTAAAATCTTAGCTGAGTTCTTACCGATTTTCTCTGAGGTTTTGTTGATCTTCTCCAACCATAACAAAGCGTGAGCGTTTCCTGTGTTACCATATTGTCCAAGCCAAGCTTTTACCTCTTTATAGTAGGACTTTCTTCGAGCACCCAATACTTTATTCTCTCGCTTCAACTTATGAATCTTAGCCAAACGTCTTGTGTTGCGTTGCTCAACAGTTAATAAATCTGACATGTTTTTCTCCTAGAAATTAATGTACTTACATTTTAGTGAGCTTTAGTGTATTACAAGTGCTTGTGCTGTGGTTTGACACTCGGTCAATCAAGTAGTTTATTAAACTAATTCGTAAAATTAAATTCTCACCTTGCCACTTACCATGATCTTCATCTTCTTGTATAGGGTATCGTTCATCTCCGCTATGATGCTCCCATCCTTTAGAGAAATAACTAACTAACCCATATTCATAATTCATCTTGCCATCTGAACAAATCAGATTTAAGTTGTGACAGATACCATAGTCTTGTTTTAGCTTATTTGGATGCCCTATAGCTAAATCTTTCAGCATGGCTAAACCAGTTAATACGTCAATCTTTTGGTAAACACTCATCTTACATCTCCTTTATTTAATAATTCAAATTTACCAAACTACAACCCACTTGTCAACTGTGTTGTATACTTTTCTACAGGATTTTGGCTTCTTATTACGTGTACCGTAATGAATTAAAATATCGTAACGTTTTGATATTGCTATGGAAATCTCTATATGATTTAAAATATTTAGGTAAGTTAACTTTTAAATTTACATCACAATTTGCTTTGTTTAATCATCATTTACTCCAAACGTTAATTCAATTAAATATATCAGATAAAATAAAACACTACAAGGGTTAGTTGTAGTGTTTTGTGTAAATTATTCTGATGTCTTTTTAAGTATATCTATTGCTGTTTCACAATTTCCTGATCTATCCCAATAAGGGGTAGATTCTAATGCACATAAAGCTTCTCTAATGATGTTAAGATATTTCAGTTTATCTTCTCCATTTGCTTGAGCAAGCTTTGCCCACCCTTTCATTATTTCTAATTCATGGGTAAGTTTATCAATGCTGTGGCTCATTTTTTCATGGCCTTTTCCCTGAATCCAAACCATATAGGCGAGCGTCAGGATTGCTACTACTTCGATACTAAGCTTACCAATTGAATCGACAAGTCCTGTATTCATAGAAATTTTTTAAATGATTTTACTTCTGACCGCGCCGGTCGGATTGTTTGCTGTTGTTGTTGTAGCCACATACGGAATCGGCCAATTAACTTTTGCCAATGAAGCTTTGGCAATATAAAAAGTAGGGGCATTTATGCCCGTGTGGCTAATAACTGATTGGGACACTGCACTGTAAACCGTTGGGCTGGCAGTAGTAACAACCATTCGCATAAAATTCGCGCATAGATACCATCCGGCCGCTTGTGCGCCATATATGTTTTCAAGGTTGATAATTTGCGCGGTTACATTTGCGGGAGTATCCACAATCGCGCCAGTAACAAGATTGAACACGGCCCCGACGCCGCCGTTAGTTGCCACTAAAACACATGGCACGGTTGGATCAATGTTTTTAACAATCGCATAGAAACAATAAGTTTCGCCTTTCAAAAATTTAGTGAAAGATTGAGCAATAGAATGTGTACTATTCACGCCATTTTCTGAAAAAGTGTCCGCTGTCATCAAGCCAGTAATAGGATCCGCGACCGTGTCAGGCGTGATCGATGATTGTGCTTTTGACCAGCTTGCATTGCTGAATGTTTGAGATTGCAAAATTAAATTTTGCAAAAGGTCAGCCTGTGTACGCGCCAACGACAAAGCCGTCCTAGCGGCCGCCTGTGTTCTAGCCTGTGATAATGCTGTTCGCGCCATTACTCAAGATTAAGAGATTGATTGATAATGTTTTCGACCTCTGGCGGTACTTCCGGAATGGCAGCCTGTGCCGCTTCGTGATCTTTACCAGTATTATAGGCATTTTTATAGTTTTGACACCATTGTTTTAGGGCGACAACATCTTGTGCAGTCGCATCCGGGACATTGAACGCTTTCGCTTCCGTCCAAGAGTTATCATCCATTTGCCATGATATGTGAATTTCGCCATTGATCGATGTTATTTTACCGTCGATAATTTTCATAAAGTTGGATTAAAAATATTAGTTTAAGTCTGTAACAACGACGATTCTATCAGCCGCAGATGTGACAATCGTGCATCCTGTTGAGAAAGTTGAATCAAAAGCATATACGCCAGCCGGTGTGCCAATAGGTAGGATTGTCATGATTGTGCCAGACGCCGCCGTGTTATCATAAGCTGTAACCGTTCCAGTCAAAACGGCCTCCACAATAATTTTCGCTAAAATGCCAGTACCGCTAACCGGTGTGGTTGTCGTTGCGGTTGTAATTCTAGTACCCACTCCGGGGCGAGTCATCATCAATCTATTTTTCCCCTGATTTTCACCGGAAATTAAAGTATTCAAAGAGGTTTTTGTCTGGTCGTTTGCCTCATCAAAGCCTTTATCTGGCCCCGGTACAAAGACCGCGACGGTATCACCTGCCGCGAAGTTTGCGGCCATACCGGAAAGCGTCAACACATTTGCGGAAAAAGCCACATTTGTCATTGGCAAAGTGTCCGTCACACCAGCACTTGAAATGCGGCGAATGATTGCGTTGCCCCAGTTTAAAGTAGTGATAGCGGCCGAAAGAACAGCCGACGCATAAGCTGAAAGCGTGATCGTCTTTGCTCCCGAATTTGCCGTTGCGGTGAAGTCGCCTTGAACATTCGAATAAATACCATTGCCGCCGCCGATAGAAGACCCCCCGCCACCCACCACGCCAGCCGCATCGATAGTTTGGACCAGGACAACATTATCACTTGCTGATCGTGCGGTGTTTGCGGGATTAATGACGGCGCGTAAATCACTCGCGCCATTCTTTAATTCGACCGCGCCGATTTCAATATCGCCTGCTTGTAAAACCGCGCTAATCCTTGAAACTTTGTATGATGTAATCGCCTGAGTAGTTCCCGCTGTCTTTTTCTTGATAATCAGTAAGCCGCTTGGATAATGACAAGCCCATGCACCATTTGCGCCCGCGTTCACCGTGGTAATCATGGCCGCGATTTGCGCATTCATATCGTTTCCCGAGTTGTTCCACTGGATTTCCAAGGTTGAATCCATGACATCGGTTGTAAAGACGATTGAGCTCGCAATGCCAGTGCCCGCCTTCGAGCCCATTTGATTTCCAAGCAAATTTAAAATTCTGTTATTTGCAAGTTGCCCATAGACAACAACCCCGGCAATTTCGCCAGCGTCAGCGGCTCCGGCTTGAGTTACAAAACTAACCGTTTCGCTTGAAATTGTAGAAATAGCGGTCGATTGAAGGTCTTCGATTTGTTGGGACATAAAATTTGAAAAAAGAAATAACGCTGTTTATAGCATACTTTTATTTTATTACCGGTAGCAAGGTGCAACGACAATTCGGATGAAGCGGCGGCGAATCAATCGCGCCATCGTAAGAATCAAGCCCCATATCGGTCAAATCATCCTCCGAAAGAAAAGACTCATCGAGCTCGACTTCTTTGCCATGAAGGACTGAGCAATCATCATCGACGCGCTCATCAAGGGCGGTGTACCAAATTGCGGAAGCTACCACGCCAGATTCTTTCCATGCCTCGCGCTCGGTTGCCCCCTGTGCGCGTATGGTTTCAGTTCGGGCTATGCGTTCGGCCCGAAACTCTTCAAACCCGGAATATTCTTCAATGCGTGTCGTGAGCTCATCGATGCCCTCGCCCTCTTCAAGCCCAGCCGAAAGTAAAACGCGAAGGTCATTACTTGTTTTTTCGGTAATTGTTTTTGAAAATCGGCGCGTATTGGTTTTCAAAAACTCTTGAATCCCCGGGGAATCGACTTCGAAATCGTCCGGATCAAGGCCGATAAGCTTCAAGGCTTCTTTGCCTTCCTGCTCGGTGAGTGCGCCAAAAAGGGGCTTGAATAAATCCATCGTGACGCCGATCTCGTATTCCTCATCGAGCACCACCGTTTTCGCTTTTAGGAATTTGCCGCCACCGTTTAGGCTGGCAACTGCCCTTTTCTTTTGACCCTCAAAAAGCTTCATAGAAGTTTCTTTGAAAGCTTTCTCAAAATTCTTTGTGCGGCCTTTTATGGCTGCGATTTTACTTTCGCCTAGTTTATCAATATCGACATGCGGGCCTAAAACTTTAAAGCTCGCTGGCACTATTTCCGGGCTTTTTTTTTTGCTTCCACGGCTCCGGGCAATAAAGCTTTGGTCGTTATGCTAACCAGTGTCGCGATTGTTTTTTGCAAAGGCTGCATGGCCTTTGCTTTAGGCTTAGAGTAAGGCGACATATTGAACGGCAAAAATACCATATCGCCATCTTCAAGCTCGACTAGATTTTCAAATCGGCGAACTTCATTGAGTGTAAGCCAGCCACCTTGAACGCCAGCATTGTAGTACGCGATCTTTTCTAGCACATCGTCTTTGATTGGGCTTTCATATTCATAGATCATACCGGCCGCATCGCCAAACATCGGCAAATAGGAAGCTTGCAAAGTGTCTTGGATAGCGGTCATTTTAGGGTCGACCGTCAAAGAACTGAAAACGAATAATGCAGTTTTAGCACTAGCAAAATTCACATCCTCCATGACGCCGATAATAGTTTTCGGCACGCCAAAGATTGAAAGAATTTCGTCACGGTTCATCTTTCGGCCTTCGATAAATTCCATATCTTGATGCGTAATATCCATCGTCGTCACATCAAGCCCACCTGATAGCATCGCCGTGCGGTAGCCCTTTTTGAAGCCCTGAAATTCGGAATCCCACTGCTCCTTTATCGACTCCATGACCTCAGTCGTTAGCTTTTGCGGATACTTCAAAATGACTCCGGGCGCGGCATTATTCTCAAAGAAAACTCGGTTATATTCTTTGCTGGCTTCGTCGGTGTCAACGGAAGTGCGAACCGCTTCAAGAGTCGACACGCCAATGATGTCGGATTTCGGATTGAAGGTTTTGAAGTGCACCATATTGTCTTTCGGAATTGTATATTTTGATGCGCCAAGCGAATAGCTATAGCCCACAAGGTATTGATCTGGGTCTGCAATCGGTTGGATATTTTCGGGACTAAGCGGGTAAATTCCGATTGGTTTACCTTTTCCATCGCGATCGATGAGCCAGTACTCATTGCCCCTCAATTCCATGTTTGATTGCAACCTTTCAAATAACATTTTTTTAGTAAAAAATTCGTTTGGCTTCCTCAAAAGAAGTTGTGCCGGATGATCGTCGAGCACTTCTTTTTCACCCTTCGAGTTGACCCGGGAAAGATGCAATTTGATTTGGGAGACGCTGCCAGCAATCTTGGTTACAGCGGCAAAAACCCAGCCTTTGTAGTAATCTCCTGCGTTTCTTTGACCCGTAAACATTGAGCGAAAACCGTTGTATGTGCCCGCCTGAAACAATGGAACCTGTAGAACTTTGGAGCGTACCCAGTCGAAAAATTTCATAAGTAAAAATAATCAAGAGCCGGAAATATTCTAAACTGTCTGTTTTTAGAACACAATCAAGATCGGCCCATCGAGACCATGGAGCATTGCTTGGATACTCAAAGCGTCGGCGATAATCAAATCGTCGTGGTATGGTGAAATGGCGTTCATACCGCCCCTGTCGTCGTTGTAATAATAATCGATCTGCTCTTTCAGCTCGTCGGTGATTTCGAAAATGCCGGTTTTATATTTGGCTTCGAGCTGTTCAATTATGAGTGGTTTCGTTTTAGCGTTCGTATTAAAGCCCACAATCTCGGTTTCTTGTTGGACGATTTTATCCATTTTCATTTGTCGGTAAATTTTGCCAAACCATTCATAATCCTGAGCCGCCAACAAAAAAGCCAGAGCATAATTGTTTTCCGGGACGATGAAAAAGTCTTTAAGATAGACGACAATTTTATCGATCTTTCGGGCAAATTCAGCTTGTGAGCAATGCTCATTAAACTGCGCAAGCAACTTCCCTTTCGCGTCGCGGATTATGCCGGCCTGAAAATCCCCTGCACTCGAGCCCTTGGCGAAATCAAGGCCGATAAAACCGAAAACCCATTCAGCAACCGGCACATAAATTTTCCAGTCATCAATCGTGTCGAGCACTGGCAAAATTTCGTAGGTATATTTCGGGTCAAAGACCGGCCGGCCGATTTCAATAAACGGAATATTTTGGTATTCCTGCATAAAAGCCTTATGCCCGATTTTATTATAACGACGCTCCAAAGCTTTGATCGGCCATTTCTCAGGCCATAGTGGCACGCCGATGCCTTCGTCGAAATAGTTCC